ACTTGTGTCAGTAGTAAAACTATTAACGTGCCACAAAATACGATTATTAGGCTGAGCTGCATAATTGCCGTTAGCAAGAGCCAATATGTGCGCACACTTATGCTCTTGAGGTATCTCAGAATGTTCGACATTTAGTATATTAGTCTCTGGATGTGCCCAGTCAATAGTAAAAAGATATTGACCATGATAAAATTTTTTATCTTTTCCTAGATATTTGCCGTCTATACCAGCCAGCCAATCAAAGCAATGAATACTAGGCCAATAACTAAAACAATTCCACAGTTGGAGTTCGTCCGCCTGCATATCCGGCACATCGGCTCTATCATATTGTTTTTGGAAAAACGCTGAGATAGGCAAACGCCAAAAGCACGCACCATTCGGTAACATAATGTGAAATAAGAGCGCCCTTCCTGATATAGAGCTAAGACCAAAGATAACGCAGTCACTAGACTCTCCCTGATGTTCTTTAAGATCATATAAATACTCCTTCCTTACTTTGCAGTAAATTGGTGGAATGTTTGCATTTAAATAAGCCATTCATACTCCTATTTAATCTCCCCCCAATTATTACCGTGTTCATAATCTACTTTATTAGGAACCTCTAATTGAATAGCAGATTCCATTATTTGTATAACCTCTTCCGCCTTTTTATCAGATTCAATTGAAATATCGACTTCATCATGAATTTGAATGTGCGGGATTATACCATTTTCATACAAAGATACCATAGATTTTTTTGTCATATCAGCCGCAGATCCTTGAATAAGTCTATTTAAAGCTTTGTACGTAAATGCACGTTTTAAAGGCTCTCCATATTCTTTTCTAGCAAGTTCTAATGGTAATGGTTTATTAATACCAAATTGCATAGGTTGCCATAACTCAAAATGACATGCTCTACCTAGTAAAGTTCTAATTTTTCCTGCATCATTCGCTTTCCGCGATACATCATCCATGAGTTGTTTTACAAATGGCGCTCTTAAATGATACTGTCTAATTAATTTTTCAGCTGAATCTTTCATTAAACCTAGTTCAGCCATTAATTTATTTTTACCCATACCATACATTAAACCTAAATTAATTGTTTTGGCCTGTTTACGTTCTATACCTGCCATGTCTGCAACAACCTGGTGAAAGTCTGCATCACCTTTTTTATATGCATCTACAATTTCATCTACTCCAGTTAAATTTTGTAACTTAGCATAGTGTACTAAAATTCTTGGTTCTTGTTGTGAATAATCAAATGTACCCCATTTACAATCTTGTTCAGGAATAAAAATAGATCTAATCATTGGTCCTAATTCTTTATGTCTTGCCGGAATTTGTTGTAAGTTAGGATTAGACATACTAAATCTTCCTGTAACTGTACCACCATCATCAGATCGTATTTGATTTATATCTGCGTGTATTCTTCCTTTAACTGCATGCTTAGTAATTGTATCAATAAAAGTTGTGTGTGCTTTATTAATCTCTCTTACGTTTGCAATATCTTGTGCAATTTCATTTGGATGATTTGCTAAAAAGTTTTTTGTAAAACTAGGTGCACCAGTTTTTTCTGTTTTGTCATAAGGCAATTTTAATTTATCAAATACTTTTGCAATAGAAGCCGCTGCCCATATCTCTACATCAATACCAGTTAATTTTTTTATTTTTTGAAGTATAATTTTTTCTTGAGACATCAAATTAGCCTTGATTTTATTAGCTTTTTCGAGGTCCACAGGAACACCTTTAAATCTCATATCAACTAAACATGGAAACAATTTTGTTTCTAAATCAAATATAGAAGTTAATTCTTGTGCATAAATTTCTGCTTGTAGTCTTTGCCAAAGTTTTAAAGTTGCTTCTGCATCTTTCTCTGCATATTGACCAACATACAAAGAAGGTAATCTCCACATATCTTTTTTAGCATCCAAACCATATTCTTTAGCTGCTGCTTGTAAAACTTTTTCATCTTTACCTAAACCAACATATTCTTTTGCAAGTGAATCTAATCTGTAAGATAATCTATTTTCATTTATTAATGATGCTGCAATCATCGTATCAACAATTTTACCTTTAATAGTAAGACCTGATGATCTTAACCAACACACGTCATACATTGCATTATGAAATATAAAAGTTACATCTTCTTTTTTTAGTAAATCTTGCAACCAAGATAAAACTAATCTCTTATCCATGTTGCCACCGTGTTCATGACCTATTGGATAATAGCCGGACCAACCTTCTACAGCTACAGCAATTCCTGCAATGTGTCCTCTTCCAACCACGTTCCCCGATCCTAAAGTAGTTAACTCTGGATCACATGTCTCTAAGTCAATTGCAATTTCTTTGTATCCTGTTAAATCTTTTAATTCATCAGGCATCACCCATTCTGTTTCAGGTGCAAATAAAGGTGGTTGTATTGTTCTAGCCATTTTTAATACCCCACCAAATTAATAAAGCAGGTATAATGAAATGTTCTACTATTTCATACAGAGCCATAAATATTAAAATTAGGGTAAATAAAAAGCTTGTCTTAGATTTTTTAGCTAAATAAGTAAAAAATCTTTCATGCATAGAAGCAATCTTTTCACTAAATTTTATAATAGTTTCTTTCATGATAAATATTGGATTAAAACAACTATAGTTATTAACATCATAAAGTTCATGAATAATCCCTTTCCAGGATCATTTCTAAATAATGTATAGCTTTCTTTATATCCTCTTCTCCTCCTTTATTTGAATGTCTACAAATATACTTTATAGCGTTGCCTTCTGCAAAAAGCAACTTGTTTTCATTTATAAAATGTGCAGGTTGAATTTTCATCGACCGGTAGTGTTTCCCGCCTACCTGCTTTTCTAAAGAATCATAATTGACTCCTTTAAAGATATCTTTGTTTGTCATATTAAATAAGCACGATCAAAGTTTTTTGGATCTACAATATGTAACTCTTTTTTAGCTCTAGTTGTTCCAGTATAAAACAATCGATGTAATTCATCAGGATCATGCTGAAATGTTTCTATAGCTGCATTAGTTAAATCTTGTAATATCAATACTTTATCTGCTTCTCCTCCTTTCGCTCCATGTATTGTTGACATTGTTATTCTAGGGTTTGTGTTTATCTTCTCACCATTAGCTCTCATATTTCTAATGTAATTTTCAGTTAATGTATCTAAACCCTCAAAAGATTCATACCAAACTTTATCTGTAAGAAGACCGTATTTTTCCTGACATTCCTTTAATGTATATTTTTCTTCGGAATGAAATAATTTTCCTGTTCTAAAACCACTTGCTACATTGGTTCCTAAATATTCATAAATATTTTTTATTTCTATATGAGTTAATAAACCACCATTTCTCCATTGTTCCCAATTTTGTAGTGCTAATAATAATTTTAATTTAACAGAATTATGTCCTTTGTATTGATAATACCATCCTCTTAATTCACACAATTCTTTTACGTCTTCCAGGAAATGGTTAGCGGAGGAAAGCACTAACCAATTTCCCTCAGACATATCTACCTGAGTAACATCAGAATATCTTTTCAAAATACCCTCCTCAACCCTAGGTCTATATTCTTTATCAAATCTATTTTGTACTTTACTTATTATTTTTTTAGATAAATCATGTATTGGTCCACCAGGTATTCTATAAGATTGATCTAGTGTTTTAATATCATCTACTTCTTCTCTTAATGATATAAAATGATCTACGTCTGCACCGGCCCATTTAAATATAGCTTGATCGTCATCACCAGCTATGTAAGTTTTCTTTGCATTGTTCCAAATCTTTCTAACCATTTCCCATTGTAATAAAGATAAATCTTGAGCTTCATCAATAAACAATACTTCAAAATGTGATTTTAAATCTTGATCAATAAAGTCTTCTATTAAATCTGTAAAATCTTTTAATTTCTTTTCTTCTTTATATCTTTTAAGTTCTTCTGATATTAAATATAAAGTATCTCTTTCTATATCTAATATATTTCTTCTTGAATCATAATAATCTAATAAATCCATTCTCTTTACTCTAGCTGTATTAATAATAGTTAAATATTCATTATCAGAATTAAATGTACCATCATCAGAAGAATATCTTGCAGTCTTAATTGGAATATTACATTTTTGTCCAAACTCTTTATAATTATCTACTGACATCATTTTTTCTTTTGTCATTCCTAACATTTTAAATGCATAAGAATGCAAAGTTCTAAAGTTTTCTAAATCATTATCTAAATCTAATGAAAATTTATCAGCAGCTCTAGTTGCTGCTTCTGTTGCAGCTTTTTTTGTAAAAGAGAAATAACCTATTTGTTTAGGTCTTATCCCTTGCTGTATAAATTGATCCACTAGGTTCAACAATGTTGTTGTCTTCCCTGTTCCAGGTGGTCCTAATATTATTGTTTTCATATTTTTTTAATTTTCTTTCTAGTATATTTTTCAGTGCTTTAAGTTTATCATTTTCCTTTTGTAATTCTTCTATCTTTAAACGAAATCTTAAATGCCAATTAGCTCCAACATCATTATCAAACATTAAAAATTATCCTGTTGATATGGTTCCTTTGTAGTTGATATTTTTATTTTTTTCATAGTTTTAATTTTAATTAATCTAGGTGTACCACCTTTTAATTCTTCTCTAACTTCACCTACAAAACAACTTAATTGTTTAATTAAATTACCTGTTCTAGTTTTATCTGTTTCCCAATTATTTTTCTTACAGAAAGTATAAAAGTCTTCCATTCTAAAATATGTAAATCCTGAATCTTTATCTGTATATGGAAGTTTATTAAATATATCCTCCATTGTTCTTGCTGATTGTCTATTGGTAGTCCAATCTTGTAATAAAGAAGTTATTTGATTTACTGGATCTAATGATTCTAAAGGTTCTACTTCTTGCAAACCATTATCTATTAATGGTTTTAAATAATATTGTTTCCAATCTTTTGGTTTTACTATTGGTACAATTAAATTTGCTTGATCTAAACATGCTATTGCAAATAATGCTGGACTATATAATTGTTCTGTTTTTAATTCTATTCTTGAATCACCTACATTTAAAAACCACTGCGGTGGTTTAGATGCATACTTTGTTAAATTTCCTAATTGTGGTATATCTTCTTCTCCAAAACCTACTCCAAATCTTTTCATTCTACATAAACCTGATTGACATACAG